CGCAAACAAACTCGATGTTACACTAGATTTGGACGCTACAATCAGGGGAGTTAATCAGGTTATGTATCAACGAGACCTAACAGTACAAAAAGGAATTAAGAATCAAATTAGGATTCAATTCAAGAACAGCGACCAAAAACGTATATCTATCTCTACTAACACTACATTTGTGTTCAGTATGTTTGATGCTATAAATCAACGTCTAATAGTGGAAAAAAACCTAGAAGTCCTGCACGAAACTACTAGCACACGGGGACAGGCATTACTTACTCTTAACGAAAGCGATACATTGGATCTTGATAAATCTAGCTATACTTATAGTGTGAAACAACGAGACGCAGATGGAACATATACTCCAGCTTATACCAATACCTATTATGGTATGAATGGTACTTTGCATATATCTACTGATGTTTATCCAGTATTACAAGATAGTACTACTATTACTAGCTTTAATCCTACTTTTAATTCTAGTACAGGTTTGTATGAACATAAGAGCGGAGATGTATATGCCAACCCTGCCTTTAATGGTAATACCGCATTGCATACCGTGGCCTTCTATATGACTGCCTATAAAGGTACGGTTAATATCCAGGCTACATTGGACAACAATCCTACAGGCGACCATAGCTACTATACAATTGTTACTAAAGCATATAACGGTCGTTCTGGTGTGGATTATATTAACTTTGACGGCGTGTTTACTTACATCCGCATTGTACATATTCCTGCTCGAGCACCTGCCGAATCAAACAACGATAATTCTAATTTCTTCGGTTCATTTGACAAAGTACTATATAGAAGCTAAAATAGTGCATGAATCAAGTTCAGGCAGCACTACAAACACTACTACCCGCTAATCGAAAACTAACCACTGGTGGTTGGATAAGTTTCAACGCGGTATGCTGCTCACATAGAGGCGATAGACCAGACTCTAAAAAACGTGGTGGCGTGATGTTCTCCGATGATAGCTTCACTTACCATTGCTTTAACTGTGGTTTCAAAGCAGGCTGGAGTCCGGGTAAACTACTCAGCAATAATACCAAACTATTATTCAAATGGTTGGGCATGGGCGATACAGATATTAGCAAACTAGGTCTAATAACTCTGAAATTTAAAGAAGATCAACCTCAACTGAAAAAAACATTGGTATTTGATCTAATGGAAAAACCATTGCCCGACGAATGCTACAGTATTACCAAATGGGTTGAACAAGGTTGTCAAGAACCTGAACTAATCGCAGTGATAGATTATCTTCTTAACAGAGGCATGGAATACGATTGGTATAACTGGCATTGGAGTGCTGCTCCGGGATTTAGAGATAGAGTCATTGTTCCATTCTACAACCGGGGTAAAGTGGTTGGCTACACCGGACGTAAGATCAATGATGGTAAACCTAAATATCTTACAGATAGCCAAAGCGGCTACGTGTTTAACCTAGATAGACAGACCTATGATAGATCTTGTGTTATAGTAGTAGAAGGACAGTTTGATGCTATAGCCATAGATGGCGCAGCTATTATGACCAATGAACCCAACGAAACTCAATGTGCTAGACTGAATGCCGTGGGTAAACAAATCATTGTTGTACCAGATAGAGATCGACCCGGTGCTAAAATGATTAAAGCAGCACTGGCCAACGGCTGGGCTGTGAGCTTACCACCTTGGGAAGAAGACATTAAAGATGTTGCCGATGCTGTACGTAGATATGGTAGACTTTATACGCTAACCACAATCTTGCACTATCAAGAAACCAATAAGATAAAAATACAATTGCTACAGAAAAAACTAGAGGCCTTAACAGATGAATAAAAAAGAAAAAACTCCTAAACCAAACTATACTGCCGAGATGCAGAAACTATACTTGGAGATGTTCTTATCAGATGCTGAAACATTTGTACGTTGCCAAAACATTTTTGATCCACTGAACTTTGATCAACGATTCCAGGATACAGCATCATTCATTACCCAATATGTTGACGACTATAAAGTCATGCCCGAGGTTGCAATTGTTAATGCTAGTTGTAGATCAGAATTGCAATCTATACAATTGCCCAAAGAAAACTATGAATGGCTCATGGACGAGTTTGAAAACTTTAGTAGACATAAAGGACTTGAACGTGCCATTATTGAAAGTGCTGATCTACTGGAAGCAGGTGACTATGGTCCAGTTGAGAAACTGATCAAGGACGCAATACAGATATCACTGAACAAGGATATGGGCACAGATTACTTTGAGGACCCTAGGGCACGACTAACCAAACTCAAAGACGGCAACGGACAAATTAGCACAGGTTGGCCCAGCATTGACCGTAAATTGTACGGCGGGTTTAATCGCGGTGAATTGAATATTTTCTGTGCAGGATCCGGTGGCGGTAAGAGTTTGTTTCTGGCTAACATGGGTGTGAACTGGGCATTACAAGGTCTTAACGTATTATATCTAACATTCGAGTTGAGCGAAGGCTTGGTTGCCATGCGTTTGGACTCTATGATGACTGGTATTGGTACTAGAGAGATCTTTAAAAATCTAGATGACGTTGAACTCAAAGTAAAAGTATTGGGCAAGAAGGCCGGTAACCTACAGGTCAAATATATGCCATCAGGTAAGAACTGTAATGACATTAGAGCATACTTAAAAGAATATCAAGTCAAGAAAGGCTGCAAGCCTGATGTTATTCTAATCGACTATTTGGACTTGATGATGCCATTGAGCGTTAAGGTTAGCCCCAGCGACTTGTTTGTCAAAGACAAATATGTCAGTGAAGAAATCCGTAATCTTGCCATGGAAACACAATGTATTACAGTAACTGCTAGTCAGTTAAATCGTAGTGCGGTTGAAGAGATTGAGTTTGATCACAGTCATATCTCAGGTGGTCTAAGTAAGATTATGACTGCGGATAACGTTATTGGTATCTTTACCAGTAGAGCAATGAAGGAACGTGGACGCTATCAGATCCAGTTTATGAAGACACGTAGCAGTAGCGGTGTTGGACAAAAGGTTGATCTAGAGTTTAACATTGATACTCTACGTATCAGCGATCTAGGTGAAGATGAAGAAACTAGCTTTAGTCAACAGAAAGCAGAAAATGGTACAAGTTCTATAATGAAGGGCTTTAAACGTACTAGTACAGTGACTACCAGCACAGACGAATCTACCGGTGATGTTAAATGGGATAGACCAACTCCTGCTGAGGGTTGGAGCATTGATAAACCTAATCGCACACCATTGAAGGTTGCCAGCGATATTAGATCAATGTTGGCTAATATGAACAGTGAAAAAGATTAGAACCAATTGGCCACTTGCTGTTTACTTGAATCAGCAATGACTTTGTGCCACTGATCTATGTCTGTATAACCAAATACTAACTCAGGCTCAGCACGGGTAAACGACCAACTTTGATTTATATTCCAGGGCGCTTCACCTAGAATCTCACCTTCTAGATGCCCGGGCAACCAACGTGTGAACCCTGATACTGCTCGAAACTGCGCAGGCCCTTCATGCTTGCTGATAGCGGTTAATACAGATACATCACTGCTAATACCTATTTGCTCTGTGAGCTTGTTAGTAGTGGGGCTGAACCAATCTAGAGTATGTATGATGTGTATACGGTTGGTGCTTTCTGATCCACCTATGTACAAGGGCTGATCACCATCCATGTTTAATCCAATATTACGCATTACACTATCAACTGTGACGTTATTGGTATAGGGCCTATTGATCTGTAAACCTATGGCACCTGCGGTGTCATGATCTATGACTAATATGGCACTCCTGCGTAAAGAAGTATCTGTTCGTTTTGGATGAGCTGCTAATAAGAAGCCAGTGTAGTTTTGTTCGTACATGAAATTATTTAACCGATAAATAATTTTATATGGCGATACTTGACTTTAATCTAGGCTTTGAACCTCACTCTACACTTAACCCACGTTTGTGGCACAATAACACACTGGATAAAGATGTAGAATCAGCATTGATCAAAATAGCCCAGGACTTTAAAAAATTCATAGATGTACCATTTGATGTGGTAGATGTGCGTATTACCGGAGGACAAGTAAGTTACTTCTATACTCGACACAGCGATTTGGATCTACATCTAATTGCGGATTTCTCCAGTGTAAAGTGCGATAGGGAAGCTGCTGAACTATTTGACGCAAAACGACTACTCTACAAAGAAAAATTCTCTATCACAGTTAAAGGTATACCCGTGGAACTGTACGTGGAAGATTTGGATCACCCTGCTGTTAGTGCTAGCTATAGCATACAATCTAGATCATGGATTACACGTCCAAAATCAGATCTTGGACCTTTTGACATCGATGAAATTGAAAGACTTAGCAATGTATGGAGCGAAATAATTAGGCATAGTTTGAGGTCAAAAAACATCAAAACTGCTAGAAAAACCTTGGATTTATTACGCAAATTCCGCCATTTAGGCCTCAAAATACACGGTGAATATTCTACGGCTAATCTAGTATATAAGACACTACGTAACAGCGATCTTATAAGAAAACTACAGAATTACATAGACCATGAACACGAACAAAACTTGAGCGTGCCTGACTAGCGCCGAACAACCTTCCCCGCG